GGCGACCTGCCGAAGCTCGCGGATTTGATTTTCCACGGTTTGAGCGTCGGTGCTGACCCTTACATACAACGCCGCGCGCTTTGCGCTTGACATTGCGTTCTCTAGTTTGCTGTTGCGAGAAGGCAGCGGTACCAGCTTTGCATACATTTATCAAATGGTTTCAGTATAGAAAATTAGAGCTAATTTGACCATTGTATTTGTTGCGTTTTCCAACGGCTCCGCTGAGGGGCTTTTCCGTATGCCCCCTATGGGCGCTTTGAGTGCCGTAACCCTCTCAGGCAGGCGGCGTGGATGGCGCTGTGTCTGTTTTCTGCGTTTCAGCCTGCTTTGCGGCTTTCTCGGCCGCGCGGCGCTTACGCATGTACTGGCGGGCTCGCGCTAGACGCTCGGGGCTGCTCTTGGGATTGCGCTTCCATGAGCCGCCCGCTGGCTGGTCAGGAGATGGAAGAGCTTCGGCTTGCCCGTTGATGACTTTGGCGCTTTCCCCGTTTAACCGGTCGGCAATTTTTTGCTCCAATTCGACAATCATCGCCCGAAGTTGCTCGTCCGACAGCTTGCTGAGCGTGGACGGCGTCGTCTCGACTTTCATCTCCTTCGGCATGAGCATTGCCATCACTTTCATGTAGGTCCCAGGCTGTTCGCTCCCTACTTTTTCGAGGATTTCTGGCCCATTTTTTTGCCAATGCGCGATTAAATCGCGCAAAAAGGCATCATTTACTCGGCGCCGCGCGATGTAGAGATCGGCGGCGGGATTGCCTGACGATACTGGCTTAAAGATCATCTACATGCCGTAAGTTGTTCCCGAATCTCAATATTGCTTATGCCACGATAGAGCGTTGCTCGGCTGGTTCCAAGATGCTCGCGTCAACGGGAAAGCGCGCTGACACTTTGCGTTGTGAGGATGGCGGCACTGTGCGTCTGCAAGCGACGAAACTGAGATAAGTGGACTTAGTGAACTTAGTGATCTGTTTCACCCACCCTCTATAAACTGTCACATATATGTCTCTGACAGTTTTCCGCGCGTAGGTTAAAGGCATCACTTAGTCCACTAAGTCCACTTGGGCTTGTGGGATCGAACCCAGTGACCAAAGCTGATAACCATCCTTCATCCCCATTCGTATGAGCATCGACCCATTCACGGGACGTCCCTCGTTTCGTTTGAGCCATCGCCCAAGCCGGTCATTGCTAACGAGGTTCCCTCGACCCGCTACGTTAAGGAGCGCGACGTGGAAGTCATTGACGTTGATCGCGTGGTTGATCAGCTGCTGGACCGTGTATGCCTGCCCTGCCGTCAAGTGGTGGCGCCACTGTGTGATCACGGTGGCGAGCAGGTCCCGGCGCGGATCGTCTTCCTGCACCCTGATCGTGGTGTCGCATGGGTCGGCCTGGCCGAGCCAGAGGAGCGGCGCGCGAATCCGGTGCGACCATTCCTCGAACGAGCCGAGCGGTGGTGGCTCGATCCGATCCCCTGCCACGTGCCAGGCCCGCAGCACGGTCAATGCGGCAACGACCAATCGCTCGCGATCAGCCTTGGCGGCCGCGATCGGGTCGAACTCGAAGCTACGCCGTTCCGGGTGCTCACAGCGGGCGTCGAGCGAGCACAGCAGCGCGCGCCGGGTCAGGTCGCCTACGATGGTGAGGTTATTGCCGGTCGCGAACATGGTGGCGGTGACCGGTGTCTCGACGTTCCTGCTCGAACCGAGGACGCGGATGTTGAGCTTCTGCTGGGTCAGTGCCTGGCAGAGGAAGACGCTCTGCAGCTCGTGCTCGCAGTTATCGATCGAGATGACAACGTCGCCGGCTAGCATGGCGGCGCCCAGGCGCTTCTCAAGTTCCTCCTCGCTGCGCCCCTGCGAGATGACCGGCGTCAATCGGCCAGTGGCGAGCATGGCGGCAAGATCGACCAGCAGCGACTTCCCGGTGCCCGCCGTCGGCGACGTGAAGCCGTGCAGCGGGGCGGTCACCATGGCGTGGCGGTCGAGCGCGGTGAGGATCGCCGACAACGCGACCGAGCGGTCGGCGTCCGACACGAAGGGGAAGCGCTCGATCAGCCTGCCAATCGTCTGCAGCGCCACGGCGGCATCCGGCTTGCTCGGGCGTTGCGACACTGGCGGGAAGCTGCGGCCGTCTGGCTTGTAGAGCATGCCGCTCGCTGGATCATAGCCGGGTCGCTCGCAGACCGAGCCGTCGCCGCGCAGGAACGGTCCGTTGGTGATCCGGGTGAGGATCGGCAGTTTCCAGGTGCCGTGGCGGTTGAGGTATGCGTCGGCCACCCGGTCCGGCGCGTCGACCGCGACCCAATTCTTCGAGCGGCGGTCGTACTTCAGGAACCGAGCGGCGCAGGTCAGGCTCTCGACGAGCCAAGGGCGCGTGACCGGGATCAGGCGCCAACCGGAGGTCTCGCGGTCGTCGGCGGCCTTGAGCTTCGACAAGACCGGGCGCACGGCCAGGCCCCCGCGCTGGTAGACCTCACGGCCGAGCGAGAGGAGCGCGTCCTCGGCTTCGTTGACGACGCGTGGCAGCTCGCCGGAGCGGATGTAAATTTGCGGCCAGGGATCGTTTGGCGCCGTGGTGCCGGTGACCGCCGCGCGCTTGATTGCGCGCCACTTCTCATAGGAACGAACCACCTCAGCGTGCAGCCGGTCGGCATACTTTGCGCCGATGCCGTTCGGGTAGCGCGCAAGCTCGTCGGTGATCTCGTCGACCGACCAGCCCCCGCCGGCCAGGTGCCAGACCACGGCTTGGAACAGCTCGCTACGCTCGCCCTCCGGGGCGCCGTTCTGGATCAGGTCGTCGTAGTCGAGCGACCCTTGCGGACCGGCGTCGTTGAAATCGAACCCGCCGGCCGCTTGCCCGCTGTGGCGAGCGAGTAGCGTGTCGATGAACGCGTCGAGCGGCGGCAGTTCGGCGCATTGGCCGATCTGCAATCCCGAGATGGTGATATAGCGCGCCGTGTTGCGGTAGAGCTCGATGCCGGCGCCGTTGCGGTCGAAGGCGAACCTGCGGTGCGTTTCGGGCCCCTTCACCGTGCCGATGATGCGCAGCCCGCAGCCCGAGACCGTGATCTCCTGGTAGGCGCCGTTCGCCTCGCCGCACAGCCGCTCGGCCCAAGGTTCCAGCCTGTCCTGGTCGATGCAGTGGTCGAGGTCGATGGCGCCGATGTTGCTCTCCTTGAGCATATAGCCGATGCCGTCGGCCTTTCCGGCTTCGACCGCCGCGACCGCGTCGGTGTAGCTGCCCCACGTGGTGGGATCGTTCGAGCGCGCGTTGTGCTTGGGATCGCGCGCCTGGCGCGGCGGCTTGGTCCATTTCGCCTTGCCACTCTTGGTCGTACGCAGCTCCCATGGCCAAACGACCCAACGCTGCTCTTCGGTCAGCGGGACGAGCGCGGGCGGGAGCTGCGCGAGATCGGCGTTGTGGGTGCGCGGCTTCGTGATCATGGCCGCTTGCCTTCTAGGCGGTAGAAAATACTCTTGAGCCATTTGGCTTGTTTTTCAGTCGGCTCGCGCCAGACCGTGCGGGATGTCATGTCGTTGATGAACTCCTGTTCCCTCGCCCGCAGCCGACTGCTGTGTCGCTGGCACCACAGCGCGATCTCGTGCCAGGACGGCGTGCCATCGACGTTCGCGAAGTCCGCAGCGCCGTGGTGCTTGTCCTGGGCCGCGCGCAGGCCGGCGTCATAGCCGGCGTCGTAAAGCTTCCTCATCTCAGCTTCGGTGAGCGCGCCGCCGTTCGGCTCCTCGATGCCCTCCGCGAGCGCGTGGATGTCCAGCCCCTCGCTGCGCAGGGTGCGCTTGATGGCGCGCGCGGCCGCGATCACATCGCCGTCGCAGTCGGACGCGAGCATGCGGATCATCTTGCCGAGCTTGCCAGTGATGGGCGCCAAGTTGCTGATCACGGCTTGCTCCAGCATCGCTTACGGTGGCCGCATGTTTGGCAGCGCCAGTCGGCAGGATCGCTGTAGGCGCGCGGTAGTAGTTCGCCGGCGCGCGTCGCCTCGATCACGGCGACCGCCCGGTCGGAGGAAACCTGTGCCTGCTCAGCATTGAACGGCACCAAAAGGTGGAGGCGTGCGCAGGTGTTGCCGTTCACCGCGGTGAAGATCGCCGGGTGCTCGGTGACATCGAGATACGCCTGGTAAAGCCAAACTTGAGCGGCGTATCCCGGATAGGCCTTCTCGATCCCGTCGCGCTCAAGTGAGCGCCAGCCCTTGTCGCCGAGGCATTTGTGCTCCCACAAACACGGAAAGCCGGCTTCGGGCAGCACGGGGCCGCACATGAGGATGCCGTCGGCGTGGCCGCGGAACAGCCCGCCCGCCGCGCTGAAGCTGAGCTGCTCAACTGGCGCGAACTTGAAGCCCACACGGATCAGGTGCTGCCGACTCAGCTCCTCGAAGAAATGTCCGCGCGCGAAGATGTCGCGGGTCTGCGACGGGTGCACCGGTCGGCACCACAAATCAAATTGGACTTTTCGCAGGCACTCGTTGCCGATCGCGCTCGCGCCGAGGTACTGCCGCTCATTCTGCTCCGGCGGCTCGGCCTGCTCGATCAGCGCGTTGATGGCGACGCTGATCGGACTTTCCGACAAGCTGGCGCGGTTAAAATCAAGCACGGCACGGCGGCGAGGCGACATCGCTTGTTGTTGATTTGCGGGTTATGCCTTTCCTACTGAAGTCGCGCGCTATCATCGCCTTACGGATCAGCCGCATGGCAGTCAGCAGGAAGTCGGCCATGATCTCGCGTGGCCACGACGCGAGCGGCTGCGACCAGTCGATGTCAGGGCAGGCACCGGCGAGTTCCGGCAGGATCGCCATGATCGCCCCTATGTCCCACGGCTGCGGGTCGAGCCCGGTCATCCGGATTGTTTGCTCGGTGTCGAGCTGCTCGGCGGCCGCCTGTTCGGCGCGTGTGGCTATCCACGCGAATAACATCGCACCAAAGACCCATCCCCATTCCGGGTCGCTCAACCGTCCGACCGGCGTGCCGGATGGAATATGGCCGCCGTCCTGGACGAGCCCACGCGCGGCCCCGATGGCGGCGGCGGAGGCTCGCCGCTGCCATTCATCGTCGATCGCGGACAGTGAGACCCGTGCGACGGCGTGAGCTTTTTTCATGATGCCCATTGCGGCCGCTCGAGCTTCGCGGGGGTAGACGCGGGTTTGGCAGGCGCTGCTGACGGCGCGGCCGCCGGCTCCTGAGTCACCGGCTTCCAAGCCTTTTCGTCGGGCGTGACTACGTGGTCGAGCCGGTTCTTCTCCTTGTAACCGTTTTGCGGCGGCTCGACGCCGATGCGCGCCACGAAGGTGAGGCCATTGAAGTCACCATATGACTTGATGCGCCGCGCTTCCTTGGCGGCGTCGCTCTTGTCGTCGGGCTTGATGCCGCGTGCGGATTCCAGGATGGCGCGCAGCTTGCCTGCGGAAATCTTAGCCGCCTCGGCGTGACCCGGTGTGCTGCCGGCAACGGTGAGCAGCGACCAGAATTTGCGCTTCGCGAAGGGGCCGTCGCGCACAACGAACTCGCAATCGAGGGCCTCGCTGTTGCCGTCCTTGCTGCGGCGAAGCCAACCGTCGTCGCCGACACTGCCGGGGCGGACGGTCATACGGACGGTGGCGATCGTACCGTCAGGGATCACATCGAAGTTGCGTTGCGTCTCTGCGTCGTTGAAGTCGTAGTTTGTCATTGATCAGTTCCTAGTTTGCTGCTGCGTGGTGTGAGCGTTTGCTCGGGTGAAGTGATGAATGGCTTGCGCTGGCCGGGGCTGATCAGTTTGGTGATTAACCGCCCGAGGTGTGGCTCCTCGATCTGCTCGAGCCGGCCGGCGCGGTCCTTGGCCGGGTATCCCCAGGAATTCGGGCTGGTGCACACGAACGCGCGCGTTGGCGCGCCGTCGCCGAAGTCTACCCACGCCATGGTGATGATCTGATCGACGATGCCGGGCAGTTCGCGGCCGGTGCGCGAGCCTTCCATCTGCGGCTGCCAGCTCGTCGCGTTGAACTCGTCGGTAACCTTTTCGAGGATGCCGACAAAGACGACATGCTTGCCGCGCGCGTGCTGCAGTTGGTGTAGCCACAGCAACATCTCGCGCGCGTGCAGCCCGTAGGCGCCGCGCGTGTCTTTCTTACCGGTGCGCTCGCTGAACGCTTCCGGCTGCTGCTCGGCCCAACGGAACGACAACCTGCTCACCGCGGTGATGCTGTCGACGAAGACCGTGTCGTAGCGATCAAAGTTGTCGAGCGCGCCACCCACGGCTTGGTAATGCGCCTCGCTGTAGCAGGCGGTCGGTGGGAACGACGAATTGCGGCCGCCGATGCGACACGCGAGATCGCGTGCGGTCGGCCAATCATCCACCCGGATCGCGTCGACAGGCACGTCCTGGACGCTGAGGTCGCCGGCTTCGATATCGACGAACAACGTGCGCACCGGGTCGAGCGTGCGAAGTAAGCTCGTCTTGCCGACACCGGTCGGGCCGACGATGAGCGCCTTGACTCCGCGCGGCTCAGCGAACCTTTGGTCCGCGCTAATAATCCGCATTACTCGTCCTCCATGGCGTCGGTTTCTTCCAAAATGCGAGCGACCTCGATGCGTAGATCGGCAAACAACAGTTCGAGTTCGAAGCGGGTCCGCCGGCTGCATTCGCTCAAGTGTTTGCGAACGTGTGCGTGGATACGGTCGACGATCTCATCGACGATGGTGAGGGGGCTGATCATGGCGAACTCAAGCGGCGCGACCGAACCTGCGATGGTTGTTGAGGTGCAGCTCGAGATCGTGGTGGTCGTACCTGCCGGCGGCGAGAACCCGTTTCACATCGGCGAGGGCGGCGACCGCCTCGCCCTCATTATCTGTTGACAGGGCGAGCTTGAGCAGGGTCGTGGCGCGCGAAGAGACCGGACCGATTTCCCGTTCTGCATCTTGCTGCCAGGCTGGCGGAATTGCAGCGAGCAGCGGCTTTAAACCCACGCCCTCGAGGAAATGGGAGCGCTCTTTCTGAGAGGCGTTAGTCCACCAGGCCAAAGCGTCAAAGCTAGTTGCCGGCTTGGTCTTTTTCTTCGGTTTGGAGTTGGCAGACTGTGGCTTGGCGATCAGCCTGAGGGCGACGCTCAAGCTCAAATTCCGCACGCCTGCGTAATTCAGCTCGGCCCGGTGCCGGGCCAGTTTCATGTAGCGTTCGGCTGTATCTGCGCTCAGATCACACGACTTCAGCCATTTCAGCCAGTCGCCATGTTTGATCTGCTCCTTGGCGCGGATCAGCGCGTCGCCGGCAGCGAGCGCATGTTCCAAGAAGTTCTGCGCGGCGTTCGCGCTTGCCGTTAGGTGCCTGCAGACTTCTTTAGCGAGCGCATCGAGATCGTCGATCTCGGCGGTGGGCTTGAAATTAGCCCGGGAACTGGTATCTAGCATTTCGCGTTCTTCTCCTTCTTGCTGGACGCATTCCCGCCGAGGGAAATCCGGGCCGGCGCCTTCACCGCCGGCCCGGCGTTAGTTTTCACCGCCAATTTGCTCGCAACTCGGCGCGGGCTTGGCGGCGTCGCCCGCGCCGAGAATTCATAGGGTTGCGCGCTTTGATGGGGCCATCGGGCCGTGACGGCGCCGCGACGCTGACGGCGCCTCGGAGGTCGATCGGCGCGGTCCGCTGAGCCGCGCTTTCGCCCATTCGAGAGCGTCGCGCCAACGGTAAAGCACGCGCGGGCCGAACAACTGGTAGGGCGGACCTCCGCCGCGCGTTGCCTTCGTGGCGAGCGTTTTCGATTTTACGGGGAACCCAGCGGCAGCGAGCGCGGCAGCGGTCTGATCGCGGGTCAGTAAGGCATCGCCCGGAATTTCACTCATTTCCTCACCATCACATTGCGCGCAATCCCGCGCGTTTGTGATGGCTTAATTCGGTGTTCAGCAGTCGTCCAAGGACAAAAATAAGCGAGATTGAACGGCCAATCTGCTAACAGTTTCAAGGTCTTTCGAGCGGCGCACAATTGCGGCTAGCCAACCGGAACCGTCTCGCCAGCCGCGAAATCGATTCCTGGCTAGCATGCGGATGAACGGTATGAACTGCTGCGATGACCGCCGGCAAAACAAGTTTGGCGTCGTCCCTACTCGATGTTCCTGCCACTTCTTCAATCAAGGGAATCACAGTCGTAATTACTTCCGACGTTGAAAGTGGTACGTAGTACGAAAGCTCCGTTATTTGAATAGCCTTCCGGGAATTAGTACCTTGAGGTCGTCCGGCACTCTTATGGGAAGAGAACCAGTCCGTTTTCACAGCGCTCGCAAGTACTTCGGCCTTTTTCTCAAGAAAGTTATTCTTCGCCTTCCGTTTCACGCCACACAAGAGTTCGACAGCCCGTCTCTCGATCGGGGTTAAATCAGTAACCGTTACGCCCTTCGCATCTTCGATGGCATCATCGCGAGCCAGTCTCTTTTTCTCATTGCTCTTGAGCCTTACCAAATAGCTAGCCCAACCGATGTCTAGCTCTGATGCCTCATCCCTACTCTTCTTCGCGGAACGTTGATAGTGCCAGTCGTTCAGCTTATCGGACCTTTTTCGCTCTATGGCTCGAAGGATTTTTCTCCTGGTCGCGTTCGCACATTCGGCTGGGTTGTCCGAGCCTCGTTGCTTAGCGATTTCTGTTAACGTCCGGAGCAACTCGGCGTAAGCATCATTGGTGGTACCAAGCGAAAAAGTCATGGGCGCTTGGCTATATTGATAGCGACAGCTTGTTCCGCCTCACCCATCAACTCCGCTGTGCGGTCTGCAACTGCGTCCGCAGCAGCAAGGAGCACGGCATCAGCGGAATGCAGATATCTGGAGGTGGTCGAGCGCCCCTGGTGACCTACGAGGGCCGCAATGACCGGTTCGCTGTAACCGAGGTCAGCAGCGAGGCTCGCGAAGCTGTGGCGCAGCACGTGTGGCGTCACCTCAGGCGGCAACCCGCCAAGCTTGGCAATTCGCTTCCAGAGCTTCTTGAAACCGGACATAACAGTATCGCCGGTGCCGCGCGTCGCCGGGAATACCAAGTCACCTGAGCGAGAAAGGCTTCGCATAACATCGCAGCCTGCATGAGAAAGTGGACGCAGACTCCGGCCCGTTTTGGTATCATTGAGTATTGCCGTCCGCCGTGCCAGGTCGATTTCATCCCAACGCAATGCCAGAGCCTCTCCGGAGCGCCAACCGCTGACAGCAAGGAATCGCGCAACGGCGATTGCAGGTGGCCAGATGCTTGCAGCCTCGGCGTTCCGCAGCGCGCTTCCCAGCGCTCTGTATTCGGCATCAGTAAGCCGCCGGTCACGCCTGCCGTCCGCGGGTCGCACCACGCCGTGCACCGGGTTGTCGGGGCGCATCCGGCGCCGCACCGCATATGTGAAGATTGCACCTAGAAGTCCTACGGCACGATTAGCGGCGCCCTTGCCGCCGCGCACGCGCGCCAGTCCACGGGGCTTGGTCTTGGTGTTGGATGCCGTCTTGCCTTGGGCCACATCGTGCATGAAGCCCTCGACATCCTCGCGCGTGACGGCGGCCACCTTTAATTGGCCGAGCAGAGGTTTGATGTGCCGGGAGATGCGCCCCTTGTCGATTGCCAGCGTACTTGCCTTCTTCTGGGTTCGGCGGCGCGTTACCAGCCGCCCTGCGTCGGCGTCTGCCAGGTAGGCATCACACAGCTCAGCAACTGTCTGCGCATTGCGCGCTGCTCTTTTCTCGGCAGCAGGGTCGCGCTTGTGGGCTACCTCGCCCAACAGACGCTTCGCCTCGTCCCGCGCCGTTTCTGGCGTCCACGGCGCTCCGTGTTTTCCAATTGTGAACCAACGCTGGCGGCCTTCTTTGGTGCGGTAGAATAGGATGTAGGAGACGGCGGGGCTTATTTGTCGTCGCGCTCCGAAGCCGGGCAACGATGGGTCCCAGATTGTTTCTCCAGGTTCGAGCGACCGCACTTGCCGCAATCCAATTCGGCTCCGCACGGTCATTGATGCTCCTTCCCCTACGATGCTTGCTAAGGCCAGTTAGCAAGCAGATAGCTAGCAGGATGGCGCAAGTCGGCGCAAACGAAGCCAGGGGTCCACAACGAAAAACAAAAGGTTATCAACAGAAAAGCTGTAACGCGCAAATTCTAGCAAACAGTCGCAAACGCTAGGAACTACCTTGCCAAGGTTGGGGTCGAGGGTTCGAATCCCTTCGCCCGCTCCAAACTCATCTATGTCCAGCCCGGACACATGGGTGCCAGAACGTACCTAAGACATGGGTGACAACCTCGTGCCGAACGGGTTGTCGAGAGGCTGCAAGGTCTTCTGCTCCAAGTCGAAATATCCGAGATCGTAGTGCATGAAGCTGACGAGCCAAATGCCCTCGTCGACTTCCTTGATGCCGAGGCTTTGACCGGCGAGCACGGTGGATATGTTGATTTTCTTGCGATGCAAGCACAGTCGTCCGCAGGTGGTGACGAGAATGTCGCGGTCGTGGAACGGATAGGTCAGCTCGGGCAGGCCGTCATAACGGCGCGGTGAAGCGAGTAGAGGTCTGCGAGACACTTCATGCCGAGGGCCTCGTGTGGTCACAGGTCGGCGCGAGCGGTCGCTCAGGGCCGCCAAGCCATGCTCTTTGTAGCGGTCGAAAATCTTGTACCCGGTCTTCCGGGATACGCCGAAATCCCGGCACACGTCGGTCATGGCCTCGCCGTCCAGCAGGCGGGCCACAAAGCGAAGGCGCTCTTCCATCACCGAACTCGCTTTCC